TCAAAGAACTTAAAGAAACATAACACTCTTACGGTAAATTTCATTTATAGAGAACTGATAAATGAAATGTTGCACCATTTATGATTTCACGTGGACCTCTTTTACTATATGTTTCATTATTTTTGATAAATACATCGAATCTTTGTTACTATCGGCTCCGCCAAGGGCTTCTGTCGCTATTTTCATATAATGTTGACTATCTGTTGAATCGCATTGTAGAGAACCTGGATGGTCCTTTTGCCATTCCTGTAAATTGTAATAATTCTTTGTTTCTACATTTTTTATTAGCTTTTTCAAGTGCTGTTTATCTTCACTGTCACGTTCCCAATCCGTTCCTTGCTTAAAATAGAGAACCTCCCGTTTCAGATCCGTACAATGCAAGGGTCTTTTGTAAACGTCCATGTTTCCTATAGTGTTATTGAAAATATCTATCATGCCATTCAAATACCCAACATCTCCCATGTGTTCCAGTTCCTTACAACCTAATTGAAGGTTCTCCATAAAGGATTGTATGGACATAGCATCCTTACATTGAGTGTTAAGAAAGAAATTCAAATTGAATTTATTATTATTGTTTGTAGTGTTGTTGTTTGTTGTATTATTTGTAATACTTGATATTTTTGAGATTTGTTCGGAAAGCATTTTAATTTCTTTTTTGTGCTCTTCCCGCTCTTTTTTATGTTCATCATCACGATTAATAATAAGTTTATGTAGTTGTTCATTTTGCTTTATCAAATTATTAACAATACTATCCTGTGCTATTAAATTATTTGGTTGAACTATCTGGTCTATTATAGTTTCTTCTGTTATAATTTGTTCTTTTAGAATATTACACTTTTGTCGATGTTTCCATAAACCACTATTATTCTTATATGATTTGCCACAATCACACGTATAATGCAGCGTCGTTTTTTTTGATTTCCTTTTAGGTTCAATCATTTCCTTTTTATGTCGTGCAGTCAAAATGTGTCGTTTGTAATCACTATTATAAGTGCATTTGAAGTTACATTTTATACATACGAAGTTGTGCTCGTTTTTCTCGTTTATTGAGATTTCCATTTCACCTAAAATATGGAAACAAAAAAAAACGAGAATTACAACTTAAAAAATATTTAATACGCTAACAAATAATTAAATATAATAATACATTTAAACCATATCGCTGCATAAGAAAAAAACTGATTTTCTTCAAAAAAAACTATTTCCAATATTTCACTTTTGGACATTTTTAAAAATGTCCAATTCTGAAAATTCGTTTCGACTTTTTTTGAGAAGTTGACAACAATATATATTATCAAAGAACTTAAAGAAGACACTGTTCTAAAATAAACATTCGTGGAATAAATTAAAACAACACCATTCATCGTCGCGTTGTTGTTTTTCGGGAGAAGAAAACATATCAGAAGTAAAATATTTCGATGTTGTGGAAGAAAAATGATGATATCTTACAACACCGTCACATTGTTTTCCATTGAAAATGTGTTTTGAAATTTCATTGTGAGTGATTCCCGGTGAAACATTATAAATGATACCTGAAATCCGTTTTGCTCGTTTATTGACTAAATCTATAAACTTATTTCTTTCTTTTTTATTTTTGCATATATCATCAATGTATAATTTACATTTATCGCATTGTATATTTGGCATATTGTAATAATAACATATATATTTTGGATGTTATTATACTAAATGAAAAAGTATTCAAATGTGTAAATATTTGCTGTTAATTTTTATGAAATAAAAAAACGTTTTAATATTATTAATTATAAAAATTTTATTTTGCTCTTATGTCACCAAGCACCAATATCCATAAGATATTCAGCCACATCATCGTTTTCATATAGATATGCAATATCAACTAGTGTATTATCTTCAAAATCTAATACTTCTATATCTGCTCCTTGCTCTACAAGATATTTGACTATATCAAGATTTCCTTCCATACACGCATAATGAAGAGGTGTTTTATTATAAAAATCTTGTGCATCCACACTTGCACCGTGTTCTACAAGATATTTCAATATATCAAAATTTACATGTATACAAGTAAAATGAAGAGGTGTCAAATCATCGAAACCTTGTGCGTTTAAATCAGCCCCTAGTTCAATAAGATATTTAATCATATGAAGATTTTCTTTTTCACACGCTATATGTAGTGGTGTATCACCATCAACATCACAAGCGTTTATATCTATATATGCCCTTAGTTTTATAAGATATTTCACCACATCAATATTATCACCATTCAATGCATAATAAAGAGGGGTATAATCATAACAATTTTTCGCATTCATATTTGAACCTTTTTCTATAAGATATTTCACTGTACAAAGAGTTCCTTTTTCACATGCTATTTCAAGAGGTGTATAATTCTCACAATCTTTTGCTTCTATATTTGCTCCTTTTTCTTCTATTAAATAGTTGATTAGATTTATATTATTATCTGTTTTACAAGCACAGGCAATAAATAATAAATCATCTACACACTCTATTTCATATCCCCACGATGGGATTGATTTTAAAACATTTAATTTATTCAATTCAGTCGCCTTTGTATACCAATTATAATTGGGTTTATTAATAAAACATACATTACATCGTAAAAACTCCATAATAATATCACCGATTTCAATAGGTAATTTATGTCCTCCTTTACATACCACTCTTTTTAATAATGACTCAAATGCTTGCCAATTATATTTTGAATTTGAAACATTCATAATAGATATCTTATTATATGAACTTACTTTTTTATCTCTTTCAATTTTTACAATGATAATTTACACAAGGTATGAGAAGACCTAAACTTTGAATAATTTAATTAGCATTTTTTGTGGGAACTTAAATGTCCGAAGGTGTATATTCAAATGTGTAAAATCATTATATACTTTGTTAAATTATTATTGATATTTCTTATCAAATTGCGCGATTAGTGTGTTTGTCCATAAAAATACCCAGTAATATGACATAGCAATTAATGATATGTTTCCTATATTTGGTATAATTGGAAGAACGGTTAACAGTGAATTATATGAAATAGAAGTATACAATATACATCGTATGTAAACATATTGTAAATACATCAAACAATCAAACCATAGTTCGAGTTTATTAAATTTTTTTAGTATGGTTCGTATATTTACAAAAAGAGAAGTATATTCGAGCAGCGCAAAAACAAAAAACATTGTTTTGATTTCTTCATATGAATAATAAGTGTTATATGCACAAGAAACCAAAATCATCGAGCAAACATGATGAGGGATGTAAATCGTACGTTTATGATACAATAATTCCCATAAGCCATCTAATATGTAATAAAAATTTATGTAATGAATACAATAAGGTCGTACGTCATTCATAAATATATCTTCGTCTAAAACCATATATGTAAATGGTAACATAGCAAACGACACATTAAAATACATATTCCATAAATATTCAAACATAATATAGCATTGTATATGCAGTATTGTTTAAACATATTTAAAAAATACTTTGTCACCTTTTTACTTATTATTTTTTTTAAGTTTGCAATATTCAATGTAAATTATTCCCAGATTATAGACAATACAAACGGTATTGAAACCAATATAAAATGCCCCCGTATAAAAAATAGTTTCACAAACAGTCATATAATAAATATTATAAATTAATTATAACAATTAACCGACAGCTGCAGGATTCGAACCTGCGCGCCCATAGGGCAATGCCTTAGCAGGGCACCGCGTTAACCACTCCGCCAAGCTGCCAAATGTCACAAACTGGGATCGAACCAGTGACCTCAAGATCTTCAATCTTGCGCTCTCCCAACTGAGCTATTGCAACAAAGAAAATACAAGCACCGAGAGTCGAACTCGGATCTTAACGGTGTTAACGTTATGTTCTAACCACTAAACTATGCCTGCACGTATTATATACATTTATTGTCTTTAAGTCAAAAAATAGGAAAATTATATATGTTGAAGATTTAAACCCTAATTGATGTCGAGTAGATCGACACTTTGATTTGTAGTATATTTTTTTGTAAGTTGTTCCGTAAGGTAATGAATTGTCTGTGTATTTTTGAAATTTTCATTTTCAAGCCGAGCAATAATAATTTTTTGTTGATTTAACAACTCTTCATTACGTATACATTGCGCAAAATAATTACCTCTATTTTCACTAAGATGTATTAGCCACTCTTTATGTTTTTTGGTCTTCATGTGTGTTCTAAATTTGGCAGATGTTCCATATACCTTGGTTGATGACGAACATTGACATCGTATGCCATTGATTATTGGTGGAATTCTATCAATATACTCACCTTTATCATTGACAAAAGGAACATAAGTATCGGGTGTAACTGTAATCTCATTTTCCATATTGTGTAACTATAACTCTAATAAATGTAAACAGTATTATTCAATTTTCTAATTTGCAATGCTACTAATATTTGAGGACGTTTCGAGGACATGATTAGTATTCATATCAATAACAGTGCGGGTTTCTTTGCGCGTTCCTTGTGTAGTTTCAATACGGGTTTCTATTCTCTTACCATCTTGAAATGAAATCGATGTTTGAACACTATGACTAGACATATTACCAGAAATCCCAGTGTTAAATGAGAACATTTGCTGTTGTCCTTGATTCATAAAGGAATTATTTTGTTGTGAAAACCCATTATTAAAAAATTGTGCAAACATTTGATTTGGGTCGACAAAATTAAATCGTCTACCCTGAAATGGATTTTGTGGTGATTGTTGTGGTGGTGATTCTGATTGCTGTGTCAACATTTGATATGCTTCGGATATTTTCTTGAATTTCTCTTCTGCATCGGGTGCTTTATTTTTGTCAGGATGATATTTAATAGCTAATTTATGGTACGCTTTTTTTATTTCACTTTCATTTGCGCCTGGTTGTAAACCTAAAATACTGTAATTGTTCTCCATTATATATATAAAGTTTATGATTTTATATATATTTTGTAAGTAATCAAATATTTTCAGGACTGTTAGAATAAATGATAGAAGTTATGAACTTACATTCGGAACGTATGGTTGAATCAATATGGGTTTTCATATTTTCAAGATTATGGAAAATGATTGTTTCGCTATTATGAATAAGTTTATACACATTGAGTTCAGCTATAATGTCAACCTTCGATATAATAAGATGGGTTGTTCCGGAAACATTTATAGCATGTATTAATTTATTCAGATTAAGCCAATTAACAGTGCGTCTTCGATGTGTTGTTACTCCATATTCTTCGCCTAGTTCTCCTAATTTATATAATTCACTATTTTTTAATAATGAATCGGGAAACAACGGGTCAATGCCCGAACGGGTATCATATATTTTTGCAGCACCGTATATATGATTGATCATTTTTGGATTAAAACCCAAACTGCAAGCCCCGTATGGTAATGTAACACAAGAAGTTGTGTATGGATAATTTCCTTCATTAATATCTAACCAAAATCCTTGTGCGCCTTCACACAAAACATTACCATATAATTGTTCATCCCATAAAAACGATTTTAGTTGTTTGCAATCTTTTACTTGTATTCCACAGCGTTTATATTTGTCACTATAACAAGGAGCAATACCCCGTTTTGTTGTACCTTGACTTTGGTTTAATTCGTTAATATCATAGTCAATGTGTTTATCGGTAACAATGTGTGCTTTGGGACTAATTTTCACAATACTAGTGTCAAAACCATTGTTTTTTAAATACTCGATTTCCTCAAAAAAACTTTCAATATTAACAACACAATCGGGTCCAATAATAGAAGGTATATTATAAAAAATACCACTAGGTATAAGATGTGTTTTATATTTATCGTGATTAACATAAACAGTATGACCGGCATTATTTCCACCACTCCAGCGACAAACAAAATCATAATTATTGTTTTTTGCTAATTGTGAAACGATTTTTCCTTTGGCTTCGTCACCCCATGCCAATCCGCAACAAATATCAACATTTTCTATCGATTTTAACATATACATAATTATATGATAATTCCTTAAAATTGATTATCATTAAAGTATTATAATGATTTAAAATAAATATAATGAGATTACCAATTTTGCTATTAACTATTCGTCTTGTTACGTCTAGTGACCTATGTTTTGATATGGGAAACTATTGGTGTTACAATCGTCAATGTTTATCATTTGAACTAAGCGCAGACAGTTATAATTGTAGGGGGTCGGGACACAATATACCAGCAAGATGTCCTGAAAATGCAATATGCACAAACGATAGATACGTGTGTAAACCGGGCTATAAAAGTGTATGGAAAAATCCAGGAGGTTGGGGAAATTTTTGTAATAATTGCAAGTTAGACCATAGTTGTGTTGCAACTGAAACGACAACTCCTACGAATTTTCCTACAAGTATTCCAACACAAATTCCAACAACGCGTCCTACATCTAATCCAACAAATATTCCAACTCAAGAGCCAACAACACAAATTCCAACAACGCGTCCTACATCTAATCCAACAAATATTCCAACTCAAGAGCCAACAACACAACAAATAACAACACACCCAACATTAAGTCCAACATCTATAGAAGTATCCAACCAAACACAAGACGAAGAAAAAGAATCAAATTATTCATTCTTTAATACCTATATAATAGTAATATTCATATTACTATTTCTGATAATAATAGTAATATACAGATTAATTAGTCAGTGTATAGATAAATGTAAGCATGAGAATACGTTACCAATTACAACGGTTGCAAATACACCATCACCACCACCAATTACAAATGTTCATGTATATCAAGGACCAAATATACCATCCCATTTACCTGAAGTACATGCACAAGAAATAGTACCAAGTGCTCCACCAATGATGGATAAGGTATAAACAGTGTTAGATAACTTACGTGTTTTTTTACATTTGTATTGTTCTATTATTAATATACGCTCCATATCCAAGAAGCAAACACATAATAAGAGGCGTAGCAAAATCATACATGAAAACTTGATTTTTATATAACCAAGATGTACCAGGTTCAGGAGTTTTATCTATATTTGTTATGTAAAACAACATATCTGTAGTAGGTAAAAGCAGTTTATTTATATATCCTAACTGATTTCCCCAGTGTTTTCTATTTTCAGTTTGTTCATATATTTGGTATACGATGGGTTTATAAAAACAAAAGCGATACACATTTCCTTCTTTATTGGTATATACATCAAAATCATAAATTTTGTTTGCATTTTGTATAGCGTGTTCTATATATTTTTGTGAATAAATATTTGCGTGTGTGCCAGTCGATATAATACATTTTCGAAAATATTTATTGTGTTTAATAGTAATATGAGGCATTGTACCTAGTTGAAGTAATCCGCCCTTTGTATTAATATAATTCAAAAATTTATTAATTTCGTGTATATAAGTGCGATTTGTAATTTCCGGTGAAAGAATGAAGTCATCTTCTAAAACGAGAATGTTTTTAAATTTGTGTTCTTTTGCGTGTTTAAATGCTTGTAAATAAGCGTGTGATAAATCTAAATAAGAAATATTTACTTCTCTATTTGGCGGTAATGTTTTTTTACATTTTTTGTATCCTTTATTGTGCTGTATATATGTTGTTTTAGTAAGAAAATATTCACTTAATTGTTTTTTCACATTTGCTAATCGGGGACTATTTTCCATTGTCAGTACATAGGTAGCATCAATGTTATCAAATAAGTAGGTTTTATTGTGGTATATTTCATAATTATAGCAATTCATATATTATATATATTCTATATATAATACAAATGAATAAAACCCGAAAAAAAATAAAAACACCATTTAATCAACAAGATTATAAAAGTAATGATGGAATGTTAACAACAATATGGGGGCCTCCATTGTGGCATGTGTTACATACAATGAGTTTTAATTATCCCGTCCAACCATCAAAAGAGGAAAAAAGTCATTATCGTAACTTTATTTTGAATTTGAAACACACATTGCCTTGTGGAAAATGTCGGGAAAACTTTAAAAAGAATTTAAAAGATTTGCCGTTGTATATGAAACATATGGAAAGTAGAGAAACATTCTCAAAATATGTCTATGATTTGCACGAATTAGTAAACAAAATGTTAGGTAAAAAATCAGGACTTAGTTTTGAAGAAGTAACGGACCGCTATGAGCATTTTCGTGCACGCTGTGTAAATGAGAAAATACAAACAAAAATAGAAAATGGATGTGTTAGACCATTATATGGTAAGAAATCCAAATGTATATTAAAAATAGTACCAAATGAAGTAAAGTGCGATACATTGGAAATTAACAAAGAATGTATGAAACACGCGTGAATTTTAGATAAAACATAATGATATAAATCTCATTATGTTTATATATAATGACAAAGAAGAACTGTAAAAGTTGTGATATAACAGAAGGATTTGATAACAATGAAAAAAATAATGAACCCGTTCCTTTTTGGTATGAGGACCCCAATATAATTTTTCATTCGGATTATATTTATGAATTATTTCCAAATGAAAAGATGGAATATAATCAAATGTTAAATGCAGTAACACGCAGTGTAGTTTTGTTAACCGCAATTATATTTTTAATTCAGCCATCATCGAAGATGTTGTTTATGTTAATAATTTCGTTGGGTATCATATTTTTAATGCATTTTTATAGAAATAAGCAACATAAGAATTTAGAAGAAAAGGAAGGATTTTCCAATGTTGCACAGGACTATTTAGATGATAGTTATGAAAATAATAATTATGATGAAGTATTTAGTGAACCAAATGATACTAATCCATTCGGAAATGTGTTAATGACAGAGATCCACGACGAATCTAAGAAACCAGCACCTCCGGCATATAATCAAAATGTTCAAAGTAAAATAATAGATAGCGCAAAACAAATGGTACAAAAAACAAATCCGGATCATCCTGGAATTGCAGATAAACTATTTAAAGGTTTAGGGGAAGAATTAAATTTCGAACAATCTTTACGTCCTTTTAATAGTAATCCATCAACAACAACGCCGAATGATCAAGGAGCGTTTGCCGAATTTTGTTATGGTTCAATGGTGTCTTGCAAAGAAGGCAATCAGTTTGCATGCGCGCGCAATTTATCTAGACACACAAATTATTAATTAAACAATAAAAACTCTTCTCCACGTATAATATAATGGCATCAACAAGTAAATACAATTTTAACGGATTAGGAAGAATCGGAAATGAAATCGGTGAACAAAGTCAACGTACGGCTCATAACACACGATTTGCAAACTATATGTTATCCGATTATTTTAGCACAGATTTGTCTGATAAACACGTCAAGTTTGCTACGCAACAACCAATTATGCAAGCAAATGGTTTAGCTCACGGCAATGGTTTAAGTGGAAATGTGATTGATATTAATTCATTACTTACTTTGGAAACAAAGGAAGAACGTGCTCACGAGAAACTTCAATTGCACGAACGTCCTTTTGCGAGCGTACCTTATATGGGACGCGGAAGTGTCAACCCCGATGTTGAAACAAAGTTAATGCACGGAGATGATATATTTGAGAAGCGCAGTGAAATGCCGGTAACACTTTCTGAGAAATCTTTTGCGAACGTTCATTTTTATCCATTAGATGAAGAGGCAAAAGATAAAGCGACAAATCCTAAGTTTAGTGTACAAGAGGCGGCATTATCCGGATGGGTTCGCGGTGGTGTTTCTACACGTGAAATGAATGATGAACATCAAAAGAAGTAAATATTCAATGGTATAAAAACAAAATTATACACTATTGTATGTATAATTTTGAGACAACGGTAGATTATAATGATAATTTTAGTTATCGAAATGTGATTCGCAAATTATTCAGTTTAAAAACAATAGATCAGCAAACTGATATAGATGTTGAAACGGCGGATGAAAATGATTATGACGAAGAGGCGATGAATAAAGGGATGGATTATATTTATATGATTACAAAAGATGAACCTTTATTTATTGAATTGTATAAAAAAACGGCCAGTCAAATGTTATCCGAAGACGTCCATATTGGAATGAGTTTGATGTTGAGTTACAGTAATTTAAAAGAATTTCACGCGTGTTTAGTGGAATATAAAACAAATCCAAGTGATTTTAATAAAAACAATGATAAATATATAAAAATATATACAAAAGTATAAGTTAAAATATATTTATACTTTATAATGGCATCTACAAGGAGAAAAAATAATAAAGGAGATTATGTATTAAAACAAGAGCAACACGAAAATATGTTGTCAAATAGATTATATGAGCATAACGCATATCCATCACAATCACATTTACCTGGTGATGGATTATTAGTAGGTCAAATGGGACCAATGAAAATGTCTCAGAATTTCGCGGATATTGAATCATTTTTGCGAGGTACAGGCAGTGTAGATCTTGTAAATGAGCGCAAGCAAACAGTGCCTATATTGAACAATTTACAAAGCTTATCGATCATTGACAAGATGAAACTTCAAATACCAGAACCATTGGTTGTTGAACACGGTCAACGTCCATCGTATCAAAAATAAATAATAAAATAAACATTTGTATTTTATTATTACACAGTGGCAGGTGGGTCCGCTTATCATTTTCATCCTTCTATTATGTTATTACTGTAGCTTCACCTTTAATTTTAGTTACTGTAGCTACACCTTCAACAGTATTTTCTCCATCATCATCTCCATCGTCTTCGTGATCTCCATTTCCATCATCATCTCCATCGTCTTCGTGATCTCCATTTCCATCATCATCTCCATCGTCTTCGTGATCTCCATTTCCATCATCATCTCCATCGTCATTAATTACTGTATCTTCACCTTCAACAGTATTTTCTCCATCTTCATCATCATCTCCATCGTCAGTAGTTTTGTTATTTATATAAATCTCATATAGTTTCTGGCGATTAAGACGCTGCTGAATCAAAATTCCACCCATTTTTTTTTTACTAAAAAAATCACAAATATATTCATCAGTAATAATATCACTGCCTTTTCCAAAATGTATAATTAGTTTTATAGCATTATGCACATTAGCCATACTAGATTTTATTTCAACTATATCGTTATTTATTGCGTTTTGTAGAGTGTCATGCTTTCCATCATCTATCTTATAAAAATAAAATGTACAATATAACATAAAATGAGTTAATGATGATATATATGTTTTGTAATTCTTTTTATCTGATTTGTTATTTTTTATATTTTCACAAGCAGCTTTTGCTTGTGAAATAATATCAGGGTTTTTTTTAGTATTTTTTTTATTATTTTCTATATCATTTATTTCATTTAATAATTCTACATCTTGTTTATTTTTTTCTTCTGATGATTTACTAGGTGATTGGTCTACTAATACTATTTTATTTAACTTATCTATATCTGGGCTATTGTCAGTATTAATGCTATCTTTAATTTTTTGTTCTACACTTATATACATATTTTGGCGAATTTGTTTTAAATTATTTTGGCCTTTGTCAATATTTATCAAATTGTCATATATAATGTCTTGAAACAATGTATTTTCTAATTTTATAGCTTTTAATATAGCATCTGCATTACTATTTTCTGGTATATTAGTGCGAGTACTGTTTTCTTCGCCCATTTTTTTTAAATCCATTATACCATTTTCCATATCATATACTAAACATTGAGTTGCAACTCCTACATTGTACCATGCAACAATATGTTTGCCATCCATATTACATTGTTTATTTAACAATTCTTGTTGGATTTTTTTAGCTGCATCTGATTCGTTACCTTCGTCTGTTTTTGATTCTTTACCTTCAAAAAAAGTAGTAAAACCAGTAGTTAAATCTTTTAATCTATTATTTAATACTTTTGCAGCAGTACCTTTGATACTTTTTGTGCGACAAATTTCGTCAATACACTCAATGTTGTCGGGGATTGCCATATTTCCGTTGTTTGGTTGCAATTTACAATCATTATCTTCATTACATTTTTTTCCCGCATTTTCATGAGGTTTCAAATAATCTCGTGCCTTTTCTAAGTTCTTTGTGATGTCGACCTTCATATTACCAATTTTAATTCCACCTTTATTATTTATCTTATGTTTTTTTGTTTTATTTTTATCTAATGTTTTTTTGTTTACTTTTTTCGTAGATGTCATATTTTTATAAGTGTTATATAGAATGCGTACATATAAAAAATTGATTAAAGTGAACTATTTGACGATGATTAAACAATGAAGCCCGTAAATAAAATATTGGTATTTGATGTGGAAACATCCGGGTTATTGCCCAAAGATGTTAAAATGACAACACATACAATAAATGAATATCCTCATATTTTACAATTTAGTTATTTGTTATATGACATTAAAAAAAACAAAATCATCAAAAAAAGCGATAATTATATAGATGTGGATTCAACCGTACATATTAGCCCTAAAATTACTGAGTTAACTGGTATTACACGTGAAAAATGTAAAAAAGGAATAAAAATTTTAAATGCATTAAAGGATTTTTATGATTTATATAGTCAAAGTGATGTAATCGTTAGTCATAACGTTAATTTCGACCGAACAATGGTATTGGCTGAATTATGTCGTAATCATAATCATATAACAAATACAATGCCTTATGTGTTTACATTATTTAATAAAACGTATATGGAACGTGCGGAGATGTCTACGTATTGCACAATGAAAAACGGTATAGAAATGTGTAATATAATGGTAGAATCCAAAACAAAACCCGGTGAAAAATATAAAAAATGGCCGCAACTGATTGAACTATACGAATATTTATTTCAATATCGTCCTGAGAATTTGCATAATTCTTATATAGATAGTTTGGTCTGCTTGCGGTGTTATCTAAAAATGGCTAAAAATATGGATAATTCAGAGTTCGATAAACTAATCCCTCGAACATAAATGGATTACAACAAAATAAGTGTTTTGTTACATTATGTAGTTCTTTTTTACTGCAATAAAAAATTGAATGACAAAAAACACATTACAATTATACAAATATAACATTTGTATAATGGAAAATACGGAAAAAGTATATCGTTTAACAGCCGATTACAAAAAATCGACATATCAAGCGGAGCATTGGACAAACGTATTATCAAATGGAAAACGCGTGACAGTTGTTGTAACTACTTATTTTTGGTGGGGTACATTTGAAGTAACATTGAATAATAAAGAAAAAGAAGAATTATTAAAAAAAGAGCAAATCGTTTTGAATGATTATAGTTGTTGCTGTGAAGAATTGGAGGAAGGATGTGACCGGTACGACGAAATAAAAAATAAATCTTCGTATACTGACGAAGAATTACGGGAAATACATCGACTCATCTATTGCGATCAATACAATAAAGAAAATTATGACAGCGAAGAAGAATATAGTTTAGAGGAAGATATATTGGAAGCAAATGGATGGTCAATGGATGACACAATATATGGCATTGATTCGGGTTGTGTATTAGAATGCATTGATGCGGAGGAAATAAATGAAGACGACAATGAAAGTGTAAGGTCAGGTCAGTTCAAATGTGAAAAGTGCGAAATAATAGAAGAAAAAAATAGTTGTTACAAATGCGCCGAGGACAATATTTGCAGTAATTGTTATGGCGAAGGCGGGGATTATGGACCATACGAAGAATGGGTATGTGAAGAGTGTTTACCCAATTGTTTAATATGTGGTTCTACACTAAGACATGCACAAGACGAATGTTGTGGAAATAGCAGAAGCGATATGGTAATAGAAAATAGTGAAAAATAATTATCCAGAACACATTTCACATACTTCGTGTTCGTCATCATTATGTTGTTTTTTTTCCGGTTCAATGGTAAATTGTTGTGCTTGGTGTACTGCACGCCGGCGCAGATAATAAATACCCGTTTTTAATCCCTTGGACCAACCGTAAAAATGCATCGACGTCAAATTACTATAATTAGGGTCTTCCAACCATAAATTCAAACTTTGACTTTGACAAATAAACACTCCACGATCCGCTGCCATATCAATGACATGCTTCATTGGTATTTCCCATACAGTTTTGTATTTTTGTTTAATATGTTCGGGGACATTTTCAATATGCTGAATACTACCCTGGTTGGCAATAATATTATTTTTGATGTCTTCATTCCATATACCCAAATCAATTAAATCTTTCATCATATATTTATTAGCAACAATGAATTCACCTGCAATAGTGCGGCGATTATAAATGTTGCTAGTAATGGGTTCAATACATTCATTATTTCCTAATATTTGGGAGGTAGATGCAGTAGGCATAGGTGCCATTAATAAAGAATTGCGCATACCATATTTTTTGACTTTTTCTTTTAAACTGTCCCAATCGTATGATAAACGACTGTGATCAAAATCTTCCCATAAATCAAACTGTAATATACCTTGTGACGCAGGTGAACCTTCAAATGTTTCATATGCACCAACATATTGCGATTTTTTATTCATTAGATTCCACATAAACGTTTGTTCTTCTTCCTGAAAAATAGTAAAATATGCTTTTCGCTCAACAATCTTCTTATTATAAAAATTATCAGCAATAAAATCATAACGTTCTTTTGCAATATCATTTGAACATTCTACTGACGCGTGATAAATAGTTTCGAAAATCTTGAAATTGATAACTTTGGCTTCTTCGCTATGAAAGGGTATATCCATTTTAAAATAAACATCGGCTAATCCCTGAACACCAATGCCAACTGGGCGATGACGCATATTACTTTTGCGTGTTTTGGGGGTGGGGTAATAGTTAACATCAATGATTTTATTAAGATTGCGCGTAACAACTTTTGATACCGCGTGGAGTTTCTCATAATTATAAAACAAATTTCCACTTGTATCGGTTTCAATAAAAGCAGGCAATCCAATACTGGCTAAATTACAAACAGCGGTTTCCTCACTATCACTATATTCTGTAATTTCAGTACATAGATTAGAAGATTTAATAATACCCACATTTTTCTGATTTGATTTGCGATTTACACTGTCTTTGTAAAGTAAATATGGCGTACCGGTTTCCATTTGACTATCTAATACTTGAAACCATAAGTCGCGGGCTTTCATTGTTTTGCGTCCTTTGCCGGAAGATTCATATTTTTCATAAAGAATATCAAATTCCTCACCATAAACATCGCTTAATCCAGGACATTCGTCTGGACACATAAGAGTCCAGTTTCCGTCGGTTTTAATGCGTCTCATGAAAAGATCAGGAATCCAAAGTGCATAAAACAAATCGCGGGCTTTCATTTCTTCGTCGCCGTGATTTTTACGCATTTCTAAAAAGTGTTCAACGTCTGCGTGCCAAGGTTCCAAATAAATCGCAAAGCTACCATTACGTTTTCCACCCCCTTGATCGACGTATTTGGCAGTATTATTAAATACACGGAGCATAGGAACGATTCCATTAGAAACACCATTTGTACCGCGTATATGACTACCAGATGCACGAACGTTGTGAATATGTAATCCAACACCACCTGACCATTTTGAAATTAATGCACAATCTTTTAATGTATTATAAATGCCATCAATACTATCATTCTCCATACCAATCAAATAACAGGAACTGAGTTGAGGATGTGGAGTACCAGCATTAAACAATGTGGGTGTACCGTGTGTAAAATATTTCTGACTTAAATAAGTATAGCTTTGTTTAACACTTTCCAAATCATTACCATGTATACCAATACTGACACGTAACCACATATGTTGTATGCGCTCTACAATGACTTTATTAATACGGATTAAATAAGCGCGTTCTAATGTTTTAAAACCAAAATAATCAATTAAATTATCTCTGCTGTGGTCAATCAATGTTTCCCACACTTCTTTATTGGCATTAACCGTTTCTATGAATTCCTTTGTTACCATTGGACTATGTTTATTGTGTTTATCTTTGAAATTATAAAGCTTGTTCATGACGGTATAAAATGACGGTTTTGTATTTTTTTGATGATTTGATACAATAAGACGACTTGCTAAAATATTGTATTCGGATCTAATCGAGCACATAGATGCACATTGCTCTGCCATTAATTCATCTATTTGGCAAGTAGTAATACCATCGTATAATTGGTCAATCACTTTCATTGTCAATGTGGTGTAATTTAATTTTACGTTTTCTTCATTGCCTATTTTTTTCACACGATTTAGAATCTTATTGAAAGAAATGACTTCTTTCGCACCATTGCGCTTTGTAACAAACATTTCAGCTTCATCATCAACAAAAGACGACATAAAACACTATTTAATAACAGTATAAAAATATATTTATATATATTTATAAATATATGAAAAATACGTTTTCGTGTCCCGCGTACATGATATTTGCTTGTGATAATAAATATGGTATTGGTTTTAATGAATCGTTACCGAATTGGAATTTAAGAAATGATTTATACCGATTTAAGCGACTTACATCGGGTGAAGGAAATAATTTTATTATTATGGGGAAAACAACGTGGTTATCATTAAATAAACGGCCATTGCCAAATCGTACAAATATTATTTTATCTACAACACTGGATAAGAATACGAAATATGACAATGTAGTAATCAAGTCAACAAAAGAAGAAATATATGAATATATAGAAAAATATAAAAAAGATAACTCCCTTGTCTGGATAATTGGTGGGGCTCAAGTATATAAATCGTATTTATACGAAGTAGATAAAGTATATTGGAGTCATGCGGATGGATGTTTTACAGCAAATGTATTTTTAGACGACGAAGTAATTCGTTTTTTAAGAAATCAAAACTGGAATGTTGATGAACATCAATGTTCTTCGGAAATGTATGATAATTATAAATTTAAAGTGTGTAACGTAAAAAAATGAATTTTTTAATATATTTAAATATTAATTAAATATATTAATGCCCAAATGTAGTTATTGTAGATCTTCCCAACATATCATATCTCAATGTGATGTTGACGAAGAACTTGTCAATTTTATAATGGATTCTCATAAATGTCCGAAATTCGATAAAATGAGTTTACCATTGTTAAAGCGTATTAATGTATATTGTGGTTTTCACTGTAGTGTGCACATAAATAAATTAGTTGATAATGCATTATCATATTGGGAAAATAAAAGAAAAGAAAATATATGTTCTGTATGCTATGAAGAATTAGAATATAAAAATAGTTGTGTAACAAAATGTAATCATCGTTTTTGTTTAGATTGTATGTTACAATCAAATAAAATATGTATTGCACAAAAAAAAGAAGAGTTCACTTGTCCTATGTGTCGTGAAGTGCTAATTACTTATGTTGGATTAGTGCGCAATAATTCATATGAAAATATAGAGTTTGAAACAATCAACACAGAGGAGGTAAATAATACAGTACAAGCAAACACATTTAGTATAAGTAATTTAATGAATATATTTCGGTTCACTAATATAGATAATATAAATAATATAAATAATATAGAATCCATTAACGAAGGCATACAACACTCAATAAACGAAGAACCAATAATAAATATGCGACATATTAATACAGAACCATTTATAACCAATGAAAATGATTTAGATGATGTATTAATGAACCATTTTACAAATAATGGAAATATACATTCGAGTTTCATCGAAAATAGATAATCTAACATAATTTAATTGTTTCAATTACATTATTTACTGCAAGATTATGAATAATCCTATTATTATTATCACCACTTTCAATAACAATCTTTTTTCGTGATTTTGTCCCTCTATGTTCATATCCTGTTTCACGTTCCGTTAATATTGTATTCCAAGTATCTTCTATGATTGGAGCCGCAGTTTCAAACCATTTTTTATTTCGCTTAACTAAAACACAGCTCATTTCATCTAAATAATAATAATATTTTTTTATAAGTACGTGACTATTTGCATATTCAATTTGTTTTGCATCAATCCATAAATCATTATTTTCTTTATTTATTGTCTGGTTAATATCTTGATATACATAAAACGGTTTGTAACCATCATCATTTGTATCCTGATACAATGATGGTTTTTTAATAAATTGCAATATTATACCTTTATATGGCTTGTTATCATTTTCATAAAATAATTGTTCGGTTTCATATTCTTTAAATCGAGTTTCAAAGAAATCACAATAGTCCAAATTACATGTCTCCATTTGAATTTGCATTTGAACCCAATATTCTTCTTTTGGGATCCCCGTAATTTCACGATTTACAATGTTTTTGATTTCCAACATACGGCCATAACGTGAACTATTGACATCTACATTTATTCCATCAGGCGACGCCCCTATATATTCATATTTGTCGTGAGTAATGCAACCGAAATCATCAACCTTTGTTTTATACTCGTATTCATATAACATAACACTAACGGGTTCATATTTATTGCCCCACTCCATCGGGCCACCATAATATTGGGGTGGTTTAGAACTGACATTGCATTTTTCATATATAATGCTATTTCGCGTAGATTCAGATTTAAATACTTTCCATAAATTACTTGCAGTCATCATATTTTTACGTTTTATATACCATTCGTCGCTTTTTTGGTCGGGTTGAGGTTTGCTTTTCAATAATTCAATTGTGTTGTCAATCGTATTACTTTCCGTGTTAGTGTTTAATGGTATAGTGTATTCGGGAATGTCATTATAAAGAAGAACATTGTCAATATGTTGTTTATAGTGATATGCATTTACTTCACCAAACATAACATCAAGACACATTTCGAGATTTTTCTTATAATTATGTGAATAATATTTCACAAAAGAATCGTCAATCAATGTATTTATTGTATCATAAACACATTCCAAGTCATTATCATCATCTATCGAGACACTGTTGTCATCATCCTGTAATAATTCGTTGTTTTCTTCTAAATCCATATAGTATATATTAAATTATATTTTTAATATCTACTAATTCAATTTTTTGCCTCTTTTTCATTATTGCGCTTTGTTTTGTTTTTTTTTGGAGTTAAACTCGACAATATACTTTTCTTTCCACCATTACGTATAGAAAAGTTATGGTTATTATTGTTGTAATATAGACCAGGTATATCTGTAATTTTCATTGTTTCTTTATTATAAATAACATCTGTAATTTTTGTTAATCTATTTTGTGCAATACAATTAATAAAATATTTTTTTAATATTTCACTATTCTCGCTATTTTCTGCGCAAAAATCGTTAGCGTAGTCATTTAATAGCTTTATTTTAATATTTTTTTCGAGTTTATTCCATGATTTATTTACACTAGCAGTTGTGTCTTTTTCCAATAATGTTTTTACTTCATCGTTATTATCGTTTTGTTCAAACATATTATATCTATAATATATTTATATAGTTATATCTATACTATTTATAAAAGTGTATTTATGGAAAAAAAAATAGTGGTATTGGAAAAACCCAAGAAAAATAGAAAAATAACAGCTCATAAATTATGGAATAATAACATTAATTGTGAGCAACAATTATTACTAGTTAAAAATATACAAGAAAATATCGAGAACAGTGATATTATTATATTATTACAGCAAATAAATAAGAAAATGTCTGCTTACAAGCAACAAGACAAACTTAAGGGTTTATTTGATGAATTAAAATTTATTAATAGAGAAAAGATTATAGAGTTAATGGTAAATCAAGAAAATAAGTGTTTTTATTGTAAACATTCAACAACATTATTTTATGAAAAAGTAAGAGACCCAAAACAATGGACATTAGAACGTGTAAATAATAAAATGGGACATAATAATGATAATTGTGTGTTGTGTTGTTTAAAATGTAATGTAACACGTAATACAATGTACTTGGAGCGATTTAAATTTACTAAGGAACTTGAAATAATTAAGAAAACATAATATAAATATTACTTTCTATTATGTTTATGTCAGAAGAAATCGAACAAAAATTAGATAACTTTATAATAAATAATCGCATACCCCATATTATATTTCATGGGACACATAGTGTTGATAAAAAATCAATAGTTAATAAATTCATACAAAAGATTTATAACTATAATAAAGAACAAATCAAAGAAAATATATTATCAACAGATTGTTCTTATGGTAAGGGTATTAAATTTATACGAGAAGATCTCAAGTTCTTTGCAAAGGCAAATATTAGTTCAAGTAATACCAATTTATTCAAATCTATAATTCTGTATAATGCAGACAGTTTGACAGTTGATGCTCAGTCCGCATTGAGACGCTGCATAGAAACATTTAGTAATACTACGCGTTTTTTCTTGATTGTTGAAAATAAATATAAATTATTGAATCCTATTTTATCGCGTTTTTGTGAAATTTATGTTCCCGAAAAAATAGAAAATGGAAAAATTGTAAAAAATGATAATTGTCTTGATTTAAATCTTTATATTGAAGAAATAAATAGTAAAATGTTGATACTAAATAAAAATACTACGATTACGCATAGTCATCTCTTGGAGTTAAGCAATTATTTTTATTTAAATGGTATAAATTGTTTACATTTTATAGAATGGATTAAAGTATCGAAATTAATAGATATGGCAGATGTGGCAGATATTTGTTTATATTTTGATAAAGTTAAACGCGATTTTAGGAATGAATCTTTATTGTTTTTACATTTATTAAATTATTATTATTTTCGTTTAAAAGTTAATATAAAAAAATAGAATTATTATATTTATATATGGACGATTTTGTCATATCAAACCTGCACGAATCGCGGAACGAATGGTGTTCCCGCCTTGTTTCTATTTTAAGTCCTCTTGTTGTGGAAGGATTTAAATCAATATTTAATGAGTCGTGGAAAATGTGCATTGATAACGATGAATTGAATAAATATTTAATGACCTTTCAGGAACTTTTGAAAAGTATTCCCAAATGGAATAATGAAATTATTGGCGAAGAGCGAAAGCGAATTATTGAACGTAGTGGCTGTAATTATTTAGAAGATTTAATCACTTGTGTTCATATTATTCAATTAAAGGTTTTGACATGTATTCGTGTTGGTAATAAACAGAAGAAGATAGATATTTCCACTCCCAAATTAGATGAATTTATTCACAAAGTTTATATTCATTGTGCTCGTAAAATTTATTCCAATGTTTATTTATTTGAAAAGAATATTTCACCTTTACAAATTCAAAAGAACAATCGGGAATTGGAAGTAATAATTCAAGAATGTATCTTGATTGCCATTCGCGATTCTATACCAACTGAATCGATTATTCGTGCATATATGGATGAAGCAGTAGAAGAAGAGGAACAAGTATTTATTGAGTCCATACCTAATAACGAGATGAAACCATCTAGCGGTTCTCTTGAAACTATGGAAAATAAAGAGGTCGTTGAAGAAAAACCTCATATAAATGAAATAGTTGAACCAGGTAAAACTCCCGAACAGGTTTTAGGTATAAAAAATGCCGATGATGAAACACCAGTAACCCGACTAACGTTTAATGATATGGATAGTGTTTTAGATGAAAGTAATAATGTAAAAAATGTGGAAGCACCCAAAACAGTTGAACGTTTAGAGGAAATTAGTATGAACCGAGCATTAGAAGATAAATTAAATAGTCAAGACCCCGATGATATTGATGAAGAATTAAAAATTGGCGAAGAACTTATTGATTTAAATGATTTTGAAGACCTCAATCCCGTTAAAAAATCAGAACCGTCATTAGATGATATAATATTAGATGGTGTAGAAGAATTATCATAAATTCGTAAAAATATTAAAAAAAATCCATACTATTATTTTATTATGGAAAAGGAATTTGCGTTCTCCCTTATTATTGTCCTGCTTTATAGTTTAATGAAATTTGCTGAAATGAAATTTATTGAAAAGGAAATGAAACCTATTAAGGTATTAATTCGCGATAGTTTTTTGGTATTTGTTTCGTCATTTGTTGGTTCTTATTTATTTATAAATCATTACCAAACATTTAGTAATTTTTTTAGTGTTGTTACAGAAACAAATATGTTGGATATGACAGATACTAAGGTCTACACTGATAAACCTACTTTTTAAATTTGTATAAAAATGATTTTATATACAAATATAATATATGGATCAAGTTGATTATAAGGAAAATGCACTTAAGGTTCTCGAAACCGAGAAAACAAAAGCAATACGTAAAGGAAATAAAATACGTGCAAGTGCATTTAAAAAAGCATACGAGGGTTTATTGATGTATGAAGAACCCGTGTATGATATTGATAAACTAATAAATGTCAAGGGAATTGGAAAGGGTATTGTAAATACATTGAAAGATAAATTAATCAATAATCCAGACCAACAAGAATCGGTTGACCCTGAGAAAAAAGCAAAATATGATTTATTAGAAGCACTTACAAATATTCATGGCGTAGGACCCAAAAATGCCGAAACGTTAATAAATAAAGGTATTGTTTCTATTGCTGATTTACGCAGTAAATTGGAAACTGATCCCAAATTATTAAATGATGTACAAAAAAAAGGATTAAAATATTATGAAGATATTTTACAACGTATTCCACGCAGTGAAATAGAAACGTATGAAAAAATGTTTCTAGACGTATTTGACGAAATTAAAGAAGAAGATAGCCGTTTTATTATTGTTGGAAGTTATCGTCGAGGTGCTGAAACATCGGGAGATATTGATATATTTATTAGTTCGAAAAACAAGGACGTATATAAGAACTTCATCGATAAATTAGTCAACACAAATGTAATAGTGGAAGTATTGTCAAAAGGACCTACTAAAACACTAGTGATCACAAAGTTAAATGATAAAAGTATTGCACGTCGTGTAGATTTTTTGTATACACCCATTGAAGAATATCCTTTTGCTATTTTATATTTTACTGGAAGTAAAGATTTTAATACTGTCATGCGTGCACAGGCATTGAAAATGGGATATACTTTAAATGAACACGGATTGTCAATTAAAGAAAAAGGAAAACCCAAAGGAGAAAAGGTAGATACTAATTTTACAGAAGAAAAAGATATTTTTGACTTTCTAGAATTGGAATATAGAGAACCTACACAACGAAAAAATGGATTAGCTGTAAAAAAAATAAAGAAAACCGCGGAAAATAAGACACTTAAAAAACAAGTGGTGCAAAATAAAACAGGGTCAAATAAACCCGCTTTAACTATAGAAGAACCCATTGTTGGAGAACCCAAAACACAGACGATTAAAACAGTTAATGACGAAATAGATGAACCATTGGACATTGAAGATATTTCTCAACAAGAAGCACCTACAATAGTAGAAGATGGTGTTGCAGATGAAAAAACAATGATTGAAGAAAAACAAGTTGTCACAAAAAAGAAACGGGGTCGTCCTAAGGGAAGTAAAAATAAGACCGTTAGAAAGGATAAAAAAGTAAAAGACACAAATAAATTACCAGCAATATTAGAAGAAACCATTCGTGATAATGAAACAATGTTACAAACAAAAGAACCTATTTCAAAAAAAGAAACACTTATAGAAAATATAATACCTGTTGATGAAACAGAAAAAATAGAAGAAAAAATTGAAGATGGAGAACCTATAAAATTAGTAGAACCCCTTGTTTTAGAAACGACGATGAAAACCAAAAAAAAACGTGGAAGACCGGTAAAAGGAGAAAAAAATAATAAAACAAAGAAGTTAGAAAATAAATCAGAAGATAAAGTAATGAAATTAAAAAAGAACGATGTATTACAGCGTATGAATGAGTTTAAATCAAAGGGAATGTCTTATTTAGAAAAACTTTCAGAAAATGAAATCAATGCAATGATAGTATTGGCAAATAAACAATTTCATTCGTATATGAAAAAAGAAGACACCCCTGTATTAACTGATAATGAATATGACATTGTAAAAGAATATTTGGAACGTAAATATCCAAATGCACCTGTATTAAAAGATGTCGGTGCTCCTATTGAAAAAAATAAAGTAGATCTTCCTGTAAATATGCCTTCAATGGATAAAATAAAACCATCTACAAATGCAATTGATAACTGGAAAGCGAAATATAAAGGACAATATGTACTTTCGTGTAAATTAGATGGTGTAAGTGGATTATATTATGCTTTAAATGGAGAACGTAAATTGTTTACCCGTGGAAACGGTAGTGTTGGACAAGACGTATCTCATTTACTGAAACACATTAAAATCCCTGATATCAAAGACGTCATTGTACGTGGAGAATTCATTATTTCAAAGGATATTTTTGAAAATAAATATAAGAATGAGTTCTCTAATGGTCGTAATTTAGTTGCTGGTATAGTAAACAGTAAAAAGTTGGATGCAAAGGTCAAAGACGTGGAATTCATTGTTTATGAAAAGGTACAACCCGAAATGATACCAAGTAAACAAATGTCTTCGATGGCGGAAGAAGGGTTCTCCGTTGTTCAAAATAAAACTATAAAAGAAATAAATAATGACAGTTTATCTAAATTATTAGTTGAATGGAGAATGAATTATAAGTTTGAAATAGATGGTGTCATTGTAAGTGATGATGCTATTTATAAACGAGCAAATAAAAATCCGGATCATTCTTTTGCATTTAAAATGGTAATGGGCGACCAAGAAGCTGAATCAAAAGTCGTAGACGTAATATGGAGTGTAAGCAAAAGTGGGTATTTGAAACCTCGTGTTCGTATTGAACCCATTAATATTGGTGGCGTAAAAATAGAATATGCAACTGGATTTAATGGTGATTTCATAGAGAAAAATAAAATTGGTGTTGGTGCATTGATTAAGATTATTCGAAGCGGTGATGTTATTCCATATATTAAAGAAGTCACAACTCCTGCTGAAAAACCTAAAATGCCCGATGTTGAATATAGCTGGACATCTACACACGTTGATATAATGTTGACAAATAAAGAAGGAAATAGTGAAATGCTGGAAAAGACAATTACTACATTTTTCACAAGTTTGGATGTTGCAAGTTTATCGTCTGGAAATGTAAAACGTTTGATTGCTGCTGGTTACAATTCTATATGCAAAATATTAGAAATGAAAGAAGAAGATTTCTTGAATATAGATGGTTTCAAAGAAAAACTCGCCAAAAAAATATACGAAAGCATACAAGAAAAAATTAAAACGGCGTCATTGGTTAAAATAATGGCGGCATCTGGTAAAATGGGGCGTGGTATGGGTGAGCGTAAACTGAAGCCAATTATGGAAAAATATCCCAATATTTTGAATATGACTGAAAAACCAGAAGAGAAAGTATTAATGTTACGTCAAATAAATGGTATTGGTCCTGAAAATGCCAAAACATTTGTGGAAAATATTGGTTCTATTTTAGAGTTTATGCGCCAATGTAAACTAGTATATAAATATGAAGAGCCACCGACAGAAGACATGATGACTACTACTGCCGAACGTGTGATGGATAAAACAAATCCGTTATTTAGCAAAAAAATAGTAATGACAAAAGTTCGTTCAAAGGAAATTATTGAAAAATTACCTATTTTTGGTGCGGAATTGGAAAATAACATATCCAAAAATACATTTGCGTTAATAACAAAATCGAAAGAGGAAAAATCTAATAAAATAATCAAAGCGCGTGAAATGAATATTCCTATTTTTACACCAGAGGAATTTATTGAAAAATATCTTAAGTAAACATATATTATATATTTTTTTTTATACATTAAATATATAATGAGTAAGAAACAATCACCACAAAAATATAAATCGATTGAAGAAATAAAAGTAAAATTATCGGATGTTTACCGTGATTATAACAAGCGTAATAAATTTGAAAGCGATTTTGTAAAAGAATTAAATTCACATACAGAAAAATACAAAAACATGACAAACAAAAAATCATTCAGATTTACAGAAGATGATGAAGATGATCGATTACTATTTTTAATCAAAGATGATACATTATTACATTTATTTGTTCGCACAGGATTTGTTGAAATAGTGAGAACATTGGTTAATCTTAAAAAAAAACTTAACATAAACATTGATGCAAAAAACAACGATGGTGAAACTGCTTTACATATTGCAGGAACGTGTGAAAAGGACGTGTATGTTGGAGAACGTCAATGTTTACCTATTGTCGATATTTTATTATCTAATGGTGCAAATATTAATGTTCAAAATAAAAAAGGTGATACTGTATTACACAATGCTGCGTCAAATGCTCAGTTTGAATTAGTTAAAAAGTTAGTAAATAATAATATTGATTATTTTATTAAAAACAAAAAAAAACATACTGCGCGTGAAATGATAGATATTCAAATGAAAAATGATGACAGCGATATGTATGACGATTTATTGACAATTTCAAGTTATTTGAAAAATATAGAACAAAGTAAAAAAATAGAAAAAACAAGAAAAAATAAAACAATGAAAGAATTAATGGTTTATCAAACATTAAAACCAATACTGACAAAGGGTTTGAACCTTGATAATATGACTGTCAAAACATTGACAAAACAAATAATGAGTTTACGAGGAGGAAAAAAGAAAACACAAAAACGTAAAATAAATAAACTTAGAAAAACACAAAAAAATAATGCATAAAGTGTATATTATACTATATAATATAATATATACAATGCGTGAATCACCTTGTTTCTATGTTTGCAATAATCACATAGAGCGATTAATTGAAACAATGGTTTCCCCTTGTAGAGGGACTTGTAAAATATGTAATCAAAAACGTGTAAATGGATTTTCTAATCCTGACCATGTATCAAACCCATTTGGCTATTTATATTTAATACCTGATTTATGTGAGAGTTGTGCTGTTAAACATAAAAAATGTATGTGGTGCAAATATTAAATTTATTTTTTTCCTCCAAATATAAACGCATCTTCGTTCATATCCATTTCAAAACCAGCTTCTTTGATCCTTCTTAAAAAATCATCATTGTTTTTTAATAATCCAGCATTATCAATGTTTCCTATGACTTGTCCATTTTTGTCTACAATATTTCCATCTTTATCATATATTCCAACAAATTCTTTCTTTTCTCCCAATGTATATACGTTGTCGTTGTTATCTATATATACAATAATTCTACCGTTTATTACTGGAATAGTGGGTTTTTCAACATCTTTGTAATACCCCCACATTTGAGCGGCTGCTATTCTCTGTTGTATTTTTTCTTTTTTTTTTTTAAAGAATTTTTCATCTTGTATTTTTAAGACATTTTTTTTTGGAGTTTCGTATGATTTATTGCGTGACTTTTTTTCAGGTGATTTTCCTCCTTTTAATGAACCACACTCACCCATTGTTGCGCCCGAATATTTTACATATTCTTTGAAATTACATTTTGTACTGCGATTACCGCGACATTTTCGGCATTTTTTCTCATATTTTTTGATTTTCTTTTCGTTATTTCCTTCGTCAATAAAACGCTGTAATTTCTTGCACGTATTACAGCGTCCATATTTTACTTTTGGCGGACATTTTTTAACGGCATCGGAGTTATTCATTAAACTTTCGAAATCACTTTGATTATGCGTTTTTCCTTTATAACATACTTTATTTTTTTTTACAAGTGAACTTGCTATTGCAACACTTCCAATAGCAATAGGTGCAAACATCGAAATATTACCCCCTTTGTGTTTTTTCATCGTTTTGTTCTTTTTGACTTTATTTTTAATGTTTTTATTTTTTTCGGTCTTCATTTATATTATAGTTATAAAAAATAATTAAATATAGGGCTTTCACTAATTGGAACAATATTTCCAGAAAATAATGCTAATAATGCGATATTTGCACATATGTGCACACCCATATGAAAGTAAACAGAATTCCAACAATAATCGTATTTTATACATATATATCCAATGAAAAAGCATATTATAGCAATTATCATAAAAATATTAAACAATAATTCGTTTGTAGAATTAATAGCGCGTATAACAGCGTAAATGTATGCAAATACAACATAGCAAATGTCTAAATATCTTCTCCAATCGTATAATGGTTCATACCAATTTAATGTAGAGGTAATAAAAACTAAACCAGGTACAATTAGTGCAATATCAGTATGACCATTGTAAAGACCATATATACAAGTAAATAATGATATAAAACTTATAAAAAATATACATTTTGATTGTGTTTTAGATAAACAAAATGTTGATTTAGTGTCCATATAATATATTTATACATAACAATGCACTTCATTTATATTAAATATATGATTATGATTATCAGAAATTTCAGTTGTTTCATATACTTTAAAGAACTCTTGCTCTAATTGTGAAGCAGGAGTGTGATTGTGCACTTGACGGGCAATCATTTTATATAATTTAAAATTCGGATAACGCTCTTCTCCATTTTTTTTATATAAAATATTTTTTCCATTATCGTCGCTGCACCAACGTGCAATGGTTTTTTGAAGATCGTTCATAGTCGACATTTTCATTTCACTATCAATAATAAAATCATAAATAGAACAACCTAAACGACACAAATCAAAACTGTAATTCGGCATTATTTTCTTTTTGGAAGTATCATAAAACGGTTCAAAATTATATTGTGTATGTGCATCACCCCCTTCTTTGAAACTGTCGCTGCAATATGTGATCTTGTTGTATGTGACAATGGCTCTACCAAAGTCAATTAATTTATATATGCGACCATATGTTGGTACCTTGTATGTTTTGTCATTGTAAATGTAATAAATATATTCATAATCCACTTCATCATACATGATATTGTTTGTGTGGAGATCGTTATGTGTAAAGTTAAATGCTTTCTGTAATGTAAGTAATATCATTATTATTTGAAATAAAGCAGAACGTCCTTGGTCTTCGTCGATTGCATTATTTGCCAATAAATTATCAAATGTATTATTGCATTTTTCAAGACATATCATTTGAACGGGGAAATCATTAATATATGCATATAATGGTTCTTCTTCTATACTACTGTCTTCATCACTATCTTCGTCATCTGGAATGGTTTCATCATCATTTTCGTCATTATCTGAATCTTCATTGCTACTATTATCTTCATCAGAATCTGATACAATACTATTATCACTGACGCTCTCTTGATCATTTACGTCATTTTCATAAACAAGGTCGAGTGCAGTTTTTTCATTATTTAAAGTTTCATCTATTTCTAATGTTTCAACCTCAATTGTTACATTATCGTCTTCAATATTTAAAGAGGGTTTATTTTTTAGTGAATTATTATTTGTATATTGTGCATATGTGTCTTTATCGAAAATGTTGGTATTGAATAGTTTTCCGAGACCATTTTCAAAAAAATCATATGATTGTAAATAATCAATGTCGTCAATCACGTTAATGCGATATTGCTTTTGAATACCAATATAAGAACCATAATATTCTACACTATTGAAAAAATTATAATGTTCTTTAAGTTTGTTTATTAGTACACAGCACATATTGTCAACATAAGAAGCATTATGCACAGAATTAATTTTATAATGCAGATTATCATTGTTGTAATAAGGTAATTCTTTTAAATGTAGGTCGTGCTTGTATTTACCAATCATATAATGACAAGGGTCTAAAAGAGGAGCATATTTAAAGAATATTTGTTTTTCTATTTTTTCATTATGATTGTCGACAATGGTATTGTTGTCGTATAAGTGGTATTTATGATTAAATTGAGCGTATGTGAAATTTTCACTATTATATTCTTTATAACAAGGGTTGTATGCGATTAAACTGTCTATTTTATAAGGATTATAGTCCTCGGTGTTATTTACCCATCTTTCGGGGGTTACTATCGGTTTTTCCAATAATTCAATACTAAATTTAGTCATTTGTTCTAATAATGTAAAACTATTTAATAAAATACTAAATTAAACACATTCGTTATAAAAATGTAAAAATCATCATATGTAATATTATAATGACTTTGGAACTAAAAAAATTCGATATGCGTAATATTACATTTAAACCAGATGAAAATAAAGGACCAGTAATTGTTATGATTGGTCGTCGTGATACTGGTAAATCTTTCTTGGTTCGCGATTTATTATACCATCATCAAGATATTCCAGTTGGAACAGTGATTTCGGGAACAGAAGCCGGTAATGGTTTTTATGCAAAACATGTACCTAAATTATTTATTCACGAAGAATATAGCAGCATTTTAATAGAAAATATTTTAAGACGACAAAAAGCCGTTTTAAAACAAATGAAAAAAGAAGAAGCGTCTTATGGTCGTAGTCGTGTTGATCCTCGTACATTTGCAATATTAGATGATTGTTTATATGACCAATCTTGGGCACGTGACAAATTAATGCGATTATTATTTATGAATGGTCGTCACTGGAAAGTAATGTTAATTATTACAATGCAGTATCCATTGGGTATTCCTCCTAATCTTCGAACAAATATTGATTATGTTTTTATACTTCGAGAACCATATATGACAAATAGAAAGCGTATATGGGAGAATTATGCCTCCATGTTTCCCACATTGGAATCGTTTAGTGCTGTAATGGACCAAACAACAGAAAATTATGAATGTTTAGTTATAAATAATAATGCGAAATCCAATAAATTAAATGACCAGATTTTTTGGTATAAGGCGGAAACACGACCTGATTTTAGATTGGGTTCAAAAGAATTTTGGGAATTATCAAAGGGTATTAACTCTGACGATGAAGACGAAGAATATGACCCAAATAAATCACGTAAAAAAAGTAAAGGACCACAAATTAATGTCAAAAAAACAAAATGGTAATATGTTAATTATTGGTTTCTATATCGCTATTTTCACTTTCAGTGTCCACTAAATCATTGATATCACTTATATGATTATTATTATTGTTTATTATAATATTAATGCTATCATCGTCACTTTCACTATTACTTTCGCTATCACTATCGCTATCACTATTATTGCTCAAGCTGTTTATGATATGCTCTCTTAATATTCTTGAATTACCTGTATCTCTTTTAAATATAGGTTCATATATACGTTTTTTCTTAATAATTTGTTGATGACTATTTTTGAATTCCTCTACTTTTTCTAGTTCATTAAACTGTATATATTTATCATTTACAGGTAATCTGTGGGTTTTATTGAAGCGAACAATACATTTCATTCTTCCAAAACGATTATTATATATTAAAAACTGTTTCATTTTATAAAAAAATAAGTTTTCATAATAATTTATTTTGAAAAAATCGTTACTGTAATTCATTAACAAATATAATCTATAATATGGAGTAAATGCTTTTACAACTAAATCTTTGTCGAAATCAGGCGATATAGATAATTTATACGCATTGGAATTCATTTCATTGTTTACAAATTTTATCATTTTTCTAATTTTTTTATATAATACATTACTTGACATATTACGTATGCTATCATTTATTGATTGTTCCTTTAATAGTGTCATATTATGCTCTTGAAATTCATAAATATTAAAATTTACTTTAAAAAAATGATGTAATATTTCATTAAAATATAATGTATCAAATTTCATTTTAAAATAAATATTGTATAAATCTGCTTTTGAGAAAAACATATTATTATATGGATTTTTAATTGGAACCGAATTAATAAAAAACTCGGTTCCTAATGTCATTTTATCATTTAATATTTTAAATATGTCAGTGATTTTAAATAAATATTTTTTTTTATTCTGTATTATGCAAATAACGTTTTTATTTTTTTCATTTATTTCTGTAAATTCCATATCTGTTTTTATTTGCGTTTTATAATATTTGTGTTTGAATAATTCTCGAAATCTTAATAATCCAAAATAACATTTTTGTATCTTACAGAATATACTTTCTATGTACGAACGCTGTTTCTCAGAAATAAAAAGATTTTGAATTTTGTCTTTATAAAAACCAAATTTGTCTTCAAATTCGCAATTATTTTTATGGATACAAATGTCTAGAAATACATTTTTAGCCCTTGTATAATCATAATCACACGTTGTCTCATTATTGGACATTTCATTTGTTAAATTCATATATTTTATAAATTCATCGTCGTAATTTATTGGCTCGTAATCTATTTTACATTTTAATACACGATAAATAATTTTACGATATAATTCCATTATATAAAAATACATGTTATTTTTATATAATTAAAAAAAGATTTAATCTTCCTTCTTAGTGTTTTCTGCCATATTTTTCAATATTTCGGTATTATGCTCTTTAATACCCTCTTCTGTGGCGACTTCGCGACTCTCAAAATCAACTGTTTCTGTTACACCGGTTAAATTACCTTCTTCGTCGATTGTTTGAGTCAAAACATTTCCGGATTCTTCTGCCTTTTTAATATTTTCTTCAATTGCCTTTTTCTTTGTTTCGCGCACACGCTTTTCAAATTCGTCTTTGGCTTTCGATTCATTTTTCATTTTCTCACTATGTAGCTGGTTAAGTTCCTCCTCCATAAACTCAACACGCCCCGTTTTATACGCATCCGGGTCCCAAGGAATCCACATACCAACAGGACCTACAAAAATATCGTGATTGGGATCAATGTCACGCAATGATTTGCAGCGGTGTTCCGCCTCTTCCTGTGTATTATAAACACCACGAACCTTTAATCCACGCACAGAAGTTTGAAATACATTTTTACGATTAAACTCTTCATTTAGTCGCTCTTCATTTTTATCCATAAATGTTTTATAATCATCTTCCACACTCATCTTTTTTAGATTGTCCTTTTCTTCCTTTACAAATTCGTTGAAATCAGCAATGGCCGTTTCAACATTTAGGTTATATTTATAAGACATAAAATGAATAAAATCAAAAAATTTAGACATGGATTTAGTAAAATCCCACGATTTTACAAATTCTTCAAATAAGAATTGCTCGCGACGCTTTAGTATATTTTCAGGAGAAACAAATGACAAACACGTGAATTTTTGTCCAGCAAGGGGGGCATCTTCATCACATAGGTCAACATATTTAGGATTTGCTTTTCCGTCAATCATTTTTCTTTCAAAACCTGACATATAATATTATTTGTAATCTTTTATTTATATTATATTTTAGAATTATTTTGTATTTATATAATATAAAATGACTGGTGTGTTTGATTTCCAAGAACTCGTTAAGCGCGTTGTTAAGTACTTAGTTGAAGGTATTGTTGTTGCCATTGTTGCATTTGCCGTGCCCAAGAAACAACTTAATATTGAAGAAGTTGTTATTATTGCCCTTGTAGCTGCGGCCACATTTAGCATCCTCGATGTTTTCATTCCAGCAATGGGATCTACTGCTCGCACTGGTGCCGGTTTCGGTATTGGCGCCAACCTTGTTGGTTTCCCCCGCGTGGCTTAAGCAAAATATAATATTTAATTAGTATATAAATATTATAATGGACGATACTCATAAAAATATTATTATGTTTTATCACACGACATTAAGAAATGTAGGACTTTATACATCTATTTCATTTGGTGCTCTTGGATATAGCCGTTATTATAGAGGTAAATCTCAATCCTATAATATTGGATTGATTATTGTTGGTTTGATGTTTAATCTAATCGCATTTATTATTAATTACTACTTTTTGGATGACATGAAATCATTATTGCACGCATACAAAGAAAATCCCGATGCATCAGAATCATTGGATAAATGGATGTTAATTCCTCAAGTCGTAATTGTATTGCAAATATCATTATTTTTGTTTGGAACATATACATTGTTTAAAAACATTAGACAGTAGGAAAGAACTGCCAATCCAACGTTTTACATACATCTTTCCAAATCATATCTTGTTCCAATTGTTTTTCTCGGTCTTTCATCATTGGTATAAATGGTAAATACTGGTCTTGGTCTAGCAATACACATAATTGATATAATGTGTATGTGTAATTAAAAAAGTTTGTGCGATTGGGTGGACAATGTATTGCCCACGGTTTTTGTATTTCAATAAATAATACGCATAATGTTTCGTGTAATTCTTCATTCATTATGGGCGGTTTAATTCCAAATATAGAATTAATATATTGAATATGTTCAAAATATTTATTTAATCCTAATTTGCGCAATATTTCTCGCATTTTACCATAATTTAATTGCGATTTGTCTGTAATACGTTCTTTTTTTATGCGATTTCTAATTGCATCAATCACTTCGTCGGGAATTTGTGTGGTTTCTTTTGCTTGAAACTGTGCTAATATTTCCTTAAAATGATTCAATCGAATATATGCTGTATATGACACTTCATTTGGTGGTTCTTTATTTGAGGGTTTGTTTCCATCTACAATGTGTGTAATGAATTTTCCACACGCTTTATTATTACATATTAAAATACCTTCATCTTCTTGTGCTATAAATTCACCTTCATTGCAAAAAATACAAATGTCACAAAGTAAAACATAATCTGTTGTTGTGAGTTTTTCTTCGTGAACATTTTTCCAATAATTTTTATACATTTGTTTTGATTCACTATATTTCTGATCTTGTAAATCACACGATTCTTTATTTTTGGCTTTGATTTTGAAAAACGAATTAATCACCGTGCTTGTTTGATTGTTATCATTGTTATTAATTTTTTGCTTTTCTTCGAAATAATTAAATACATATTGGGAATTTTCCAAAAAATAATTGTTTTTCTCTTTTTTGTGTTCTTTAATTTTGCCGTTGATTTCTCTGATCTTATCTTTAATTTCCATATAACGATCAATGTTATTTGATTGTAAATTTTTGAGTTCATTTTTAAGTTCGTCTTTCTCCTGTTCCAGTTTTGGTATTACTGTTATTTCCAAATTCTGAAAATGTGCCAACATTTGGTCATGTTTCACATCGATAGACAATAATATTGCCGACTCTTTTTGTTTAGATGTCATTTAAAATATATAGATTGTTAAATTTATATATTTTTTTTGCTATTTACTTTTTCTTATACGTACTGTTTTTTTTGTGTTTTCTTGTTTTTTGTTTGACGGTTTTTTTGTGTTTTCTTGTTTTCTTTTTTCCACCCCAAACATCAGTATCAGTACCAAACGGATTTGTCACTGTGGTTGAATCTACATCCATCTTATTTTTGTCAGATCCTTTATCTACAACCATCCTATTATTGGCATATTCTTCGGATTCTGCTTCATCTTTTTTGTCTTCTTCTACATATTGATGTTGAAGTGTATCTATTTTATTCAATAAGAAAATTATGTAATTTTCTTCTTCGTTTATAATGTTTCCACCTTTTGTTTTGCTCAATCTTTGTTTTTTAGCTTTATATGAAGCATTTATCATATTCTCTGCATTGGTTATAGTATTATTCAAAACGTGCAATATAAGATCTTTATTAAATTTGTGTTTACCTGCTTTTGTTCCACCAATAAGCGAATAAAAACTTCCATTTGCTGCGTCACACCATTCTTGTATTGTATTTGTTATTGATTCTTTTCGGGTTTTCAAAAAATTATTATATGTAAGTTCATTATATGTTAATAAATCTTGTGTTAGCTGTATACGATCCGGATTATATTCGTATTCGTGCGTATTTGTATATAGTTCACCAAATTTACCAAATATTTGATATAACATATAATCAACACCAGCGTCATCAACCATCCATCCGCCTGTTGTAGTTAATTGAACACCTATGAAATTCGATTTTGTTCTATTACAATCAATACAAGAAGGCATATATGATTTATAAAATGTACCTCCTTGTGAACTTAACATTTTCGATAATAAAGATGCCATAACTGCAGATACATGTTCACAATCACCACAAGGGGTTGCATATGTATATTCATCTTTTTTTCCAGCAAATGCTTTTACTTGTATACCACATAACCAACATTCACCGCAATTTCGCATGTGTGACGGTGTAAATGGAACCATTGTCATTTTACCGTTAACTATTGCAGGAGCTGCCGCTACTGGATAACGGGATTTATCATTTTCTTCCATCAATGCCTTAAGTGTATTTCCTTCGAATTCTTTTAGTTTATGACCCTGATTGTCTGGGTTGTTTTTAATTTCTTGATTTTTTGCATCCAGACATTCCTTTTGCGGAGAACCCTTTGTAACTGCACTTCTCCAATTTGATGCAGACATACCGGGATAGTGTTTACTCACTGCCTTTGTAAATGCCGGGGTAAGTTTATTAGTAATTTGCTTTGCAGTTATTGTATTATTGCGAAACAAACCAGTTGTTAACTTTAAAATATCACTTGCAAATTGTCCCGTTTTAACAAGTTTATTTTTGCTAGGTTTGTTAGGGGCAGCTGTTTTAGCAGCTAAGGGTTTTTTATTAGTATTTTTTGCAGACACACCCCCTTTTTTCATATTTATTTTAGTGTTCATATAAATATATATATTATACATTTATAAAAAAGCGTAAAAAAATCAATAATATAAAATCCATTATTTTATATGCAAACAACAACAATAGAAGGAAAAACATCACCAAGAAACATAGAAATAAATCAAAAAAAGTTTCAACGAATGGTATTTCTAACAAATGCCCTAGAAGATGGATGGACAATAAAGAAATCCGCAGAGAATTATATTTTTTCTAAAAAACACGAAAACAAAAAAGAAGTATTTCAAAAAACATATTTAGAAAAATTCATCTTATCTAATCAAGACATCAATACAATACATAATAATTAATTTCGTTCCACCATTGATTCGCTAACAACAACATCGCGCTGTTGTTTGGGTTCTGATAGATATATGTCATCATCACTATCAAAAATATCAAATATATCTAAATCTTTCCAACACGGGCATTGGGCATTTCCATCCCATATATATTTGCATTTATGACATTGCATTAGTGAACCTCTATATAGTTGTTCAATCGTATTTCTATCATAGTCAAGATGTTGCATTTCAAAAATGTCAAAATCTGTTTTACCAATTTCTCTCATCCAATATACCCAAGGTTCATAGCAATCTTTGCACGTCCCCCAATCGTTACCTACACCTCTGTTGTCATAATTCATTGTTTTGATTATTTTACAAGCGTTGCATGTTGGATTACTACAAATATAACATAGATTTTCCGACTCATTCTTATTACAACATTTACACTTCATATTTTATAAAATATAATAATTTTGAAAGCATAATCAATTTTTATTTGTATATAAAAATGTCATAATACGCATATTATGCTAACAATAATATACAAAGGTTATTTTTGCAAGCACTATTAATGGTGTAATAAATATAAACCTAAATACTTTAGTAAAAATGACATTTATTAAATTAATTTAATTAATTTATTTTAATTTTTCCCAAATTTTTTTCTTTAGTAATTATATAAAATGGGTGGTGCTCTTATGCAACTTGTAGCTTACGGTGCTCAGGATGTCTTCCTTACTGGAAGCCCTGAGATTACCTTCTGGAAAGTGTCTTACCGCAGACACACAAACTTCGCCATGGAGTCGATTGAACAGACATTCTCTGGTCAAGCCGATTTCGGCCGTCGCGTTACTTGCACAATCAGCCGTAATGGTGATCTTGCCTATCGCACATATCTTCAGTTGACTCTTCCTGAGATCAACCAAAACGTTGCCTCCGGTGACGTTTACGCTCGTTGGTTAGATTTCCCTGGTGAGCAACTTGTTTCCCAGGTCGAAATTGAGATTGGTGGCCAACGCATCGATCGCCAATACGGTGACTGGATGCACATCTGGAACCAACTTACTCTTCCTGCCGACCAGGCCGCTGGTTACAACAAGATGGTTGGCCAGACCACACAGCTTACTTACCTCGTCGACCCTGACTACAGTGACGTCGCTGGTGCCTGTGCTGCCACCGGTAGCGTTGCCCAGGTGTGCGCTCCTCGCAACGCCCTTCCTGAGACAACTCTTTACGTCCCCCTTCAATTCTGGTTCTGCCGCAACCCCGGTCTTGCCCTTCCTTTGATCGCCCTTCAATACCACGAGGTCAAGATCAACATTGACTTCCGCCCCATTGGTGAGTGCTTATGGGCTGTTGATGGTTTAACCGGTGGCAAATCTGTCTCTGCTGCCTACCAGCAATCCCTTGTTGCCGCGTCTCTCTATGTTGATTACATCTTCCTTGACACTGATGAGCGCCGCAAGATGGCCCAGAACCCCCACGAGTACCTCATCGAACAAGTTCAGTTCACTGGTGACGAGTCCGTCGGTTCTTCCTCCAACCGCATCAAGCTTAACTTCAACCACCCCTGTAAGGAACTTGTCTGGGTTGTCCAACCTGATGCCAATGTTGACTACTGTGCTTCATTAGAGAACACCGATGCCACTGGTTTATGGTCTCTCTATGGTGCCCAGCCATTCAATTACACTGATGCCCTTGATGCCCTTCCCAACAGTCTTGAAGCTTATACCACTGCTGCTGGTGCTTCTCAAGTTATCAGCGGAAACCTTTTCGTTGATGGCCCCACCGTTGTTGATAACAGCAACGCGAGTGTCGGTGATGCCGCCAGTTTCGTCCTTGCCGAGTGCGCCATGGAGAAGCACTGCTGGGGTGAGAATCCTGTTGTGACTGCCAAGTTACAACTTAACGGCCAAGACCGTTTCTCTGAGCGTGAGGGTTCTTACTTCGATGTTGTGCAGCCCTTCCAGCACCACACCAAGAGCCCCGATACCGGTATTAACGTGTACTCCTTCGCTCTTCGCCCCGAGGAACACCAACCTTCCGGAACATGCAACTTCTCTCGTATTGATAACGCTGTTCTTCAACTTGTTCTTTCCTCCAACACTGTCTCTGGCTCCAACACTGCCAAGGTACGTGTCTACGCTGTTAACTACAACGTCCTCCGTGTCATGAGTGGTATGGCTGGTGTTGCTTACAGCAACTAAGTTGTTTGCATAATCATTTGCATAAATTAAAAATAATTTAATACTATAAATTATTTTTTAAAGATAAAAAAATACGTAAAGAAATTGATTAAAAAATATAGCTAAGTTTATATAAAACCAGTATGAGCGAGTGTCCAATTTGCATTGAAACCTATAATAAATCTATAAAGGCGAAAATATGTTGCAATAATCCATCTTGTAATTTTCATGCGTGCAAAACGTGTGTTCGCACATATTTAATGAATTCTACTGCGGACTTACATTGTATGAACTGTCGTAAATCCTGGGAGCAGGCCTTTGTTATTTTAAATTTAAACCGTTCGTGGTTTGTAAATACATACACTCCCCATCATAATGGATTATTGCTTGAACGTAATAAGTCCCTTATTCAAGAAACAATGCCGGAAGTGGACGCATATATGGAACGTAAACGTCTTCGTATTAAAAATGCACCAAAAATTAAAGAAATTAGAGAACAAATAAACAATAAAAATACGGAATTACATAATATTATAGTTGAACAACGTAAACAAGAAGAAGCCGCCAGAAAAATTTATTTTGATACTTTACGAGCAATTCGACAAGAAACAGAAATAAAACGTGTTGATATTCATACTGAAATATACGAACTTCGTGAGAGTAAAACCGAATTGGAAAATGCGTGTGGTATTGAAGTCGGAGACAAAAAACGGTTTATTATGCCGTGTCAAAAGGCAGAATGCAAAGGATTCTTGTCCACACAATATAAATGTGGTGTGTGTGAAACACAATGTTGTCCTAAATGTTTAGACGTATTAACAGACGAAACAAAGGCCGACCATGTGTGTAATGAAGACACTGTTAAAAGTGCAAATCACATAAAATCAACAACACGACCGTGTCCCAAATGCGGAGAACGTATTTATAAAACAGAAGGTTGCAATCAAATGTGGTGTACTGTGTGTCATTGTTCATTTGATTGGGTAACTGGTCGAATTGAAAATGGTACCGTGCATAATCCTCATTATTTTCAATTTTTAAGGGAAAATAATAATGGCGTTGTTCCTCGACAACCAGGGGACGATCCCTGTGGAAATTATTCTATTTTGTTAAATTATTGTGTGAATTATATTGGTCGCTATTTATATTCCAATGATGATAGAAAAATGATGGATTATGAAAGCGAATATCACATACCTGCTGAATCTTTGTGTAATTTCACTCGAATGATTTCTCATTTTGAAAACGTTGAAATGACCAATGCGCGGCAGATATTAAATGATTGTGAAAATGTAACTGAATGGCGAGTTCGATGGATTGTAAAAGATATGTCCGAACAGCATTTTTGTTCTTATATAAATGAGAAAAACAAACGTCGTTTGAAATACACTGATTTATTATATATCTACGAACTGATTGTTAACGTTGGGAAAGACATTATTCAGGGTCTTTTGATGAAAATCACTGATAACAATATTAATATTGATAATTCCGTATTAAAAAATAAGATTAAAAACACATCTATTGAGGTGTATATACCATTATTTAGAGACGCATATAGCGAAATAGAAAAATTTATTAAATATTGTAATGATCAGTTTAAAGTTATCAGTATGTCTCATAATTGTAGTGTTCATCGCATTCTTTGTGATCGCATTACTACAAGACGACGTTACTCAAATAATAGCGATTATCAAAATCACAAATGTTATAATTTCAGAATTCGCTCGCAAAAATCGAATATTACAGATGTAAAAAATATGATGATGCCCGTCGAAAAACTATCGGAAAATACATCAAATGAAAAGACGGGTTAAAAACAACAACAATTATACCATTTTTTTGTCTTGAGCTTTACAATATATCTTGAACGATGACATACTAAACAGGCATTGTCATCAATACAATTAATACATACGGATCTACCACAATATATACAATTTGTTAATTGTAAATTTGTTGTACAAGAAAAACATTTTTTTACTTCTAATCCTTGCGATACTTTTCTAATCGATTTGGTTAACCCGTTTCTTCTTTTAGATGGTTCTACATTTGAGTTTATATTTTCATTCATCATAAATATATAAATGGTTTAGAATTTATATTTTTATAAAAAATAATATAAAGTACAACGTATTATATTATTTAATGTCGAGTCGTTATTCAACAACACAAAATGAATTATTACTGTCTAGTTTAATGAATTTCTACAATAATAAAAAACATTTGGATTCAATTATATCAATAATTAACGGTGAAGGGAAAATATCATTGCGCATTATAGATTGGTTTGTAACGAATTATGCAAAAGAAAAATATGTTGTATACATATTAAACAATAATCGTTTTAAGGTATTTCATGAGTATAAATTAAAATTAAAAGCGTATTCAAAAAAACGGTTTGACCCCTTTTGTAGATGGGAACGCATTTGTATTCCATATGATGACAAACACAATATGGAAACGACAATCGGGCAACTGAATTTTTTTCGTTGGGCTCTTGAAAACAATATTGTAAAATACATTGAAGAAAACTACGAAGACATAGAACAAGATATGAATTCGAGAAATACAAATTCACGAAAAAAGAATGAAACAACTAGTGAAAATAAAACGCGTAAAAAAAGAGAGGAATTATCAGTTTCGGCGTGTAAATGTATCAAAAAGGAGAATGTACACATCGTCGTTAAGTTTACATAAATTTTCCTATGAATTCTGTCATTTGATTTGTCCATAAATGAAAGTAAAACTTTTTATCCGATTCATCACTAAATTGATAATCTGTTTGCAACCGTAACATTCTTGCGGTATTGTTTTCAAAAAGCCAGGTTTTATGATATTTTTCACATTGTTGAAGATATGTTAGTGGTATATCTTCTTCACCATTTCTAGATCGCATTTTAATACGCTGATAGCATATTTCGGGTCTGGCATCAATATATATAATACCTTCTATCGGATAATCTTCTTTGAAAATCTTATAAAATTCTAAATATATCTTATAATTAATATCTTCAATTTTTTTGTCGCTATGAAGCATTTTTGCGAAAATATTGTAATCCGCCTCCAATGAGCGCTCACAAATCATAACTTTTGCGTCGGGATTATCCTTTATCTTTTGTCTCATTTTTTGGATACGCGTTGCAAATGCCATAATTTGAAAGGAAAATGCGTATTTTTCTTGGTCCGAATAAAATTTTTCCAATACCGAATGTCCTTCATCATCTTTAATATTTTCCCATACACTTGTGGGTTCCAACATAAAAATTACATAAGGATTGTTTTTCAATCTATGTTGCAATTCTTTCAACAATGTAGATTTACCGGCGCCAATATTTCCCTCAATAGACAATATTTTCATTTTATATTACACATATATAAAATAAAATAGCAAATCAATTTTTAATAGATTATTTTCTCTGATTTGAACTTTAATATATCAGTTACAACCGATGTCGTTTTAAAATGCTCTTCGCTGTATATTTCTTGCAATAATATCCATTCAAATAATCCAGCATTATACACATAAATATATTGAAATCCTAAGTCAATTAATTGGTTTGCTTTATTTATTGCACTATTATCATTGCAGTTTTTTCCATAAATCACTATTTTTTTTGATTTGAAATCATAATTTTCAATTAATTTATTAAATATTTCTTGTTCTCTATTATAATCGATTGTGTTTAATATTAGACATTCTTGTTCTCCACTTTTAAGAGTGTTTATTATTAATGTGTTTGTATCATTAATACATTGCTGCATATTTTGATAATTTATGTATTGTATATTTGCCTTTTTCATAAAAAAATCAAGCATTTTTCTCGTTATTATTTATATGCAATTAGTATTTATATTTATACATGCATATAAAAATTGAATATAAAATGATTTTTATATTATATATATAGAATACAATGGATTTAAGACAGCAAAAGCTTACGAAAAAAGAATGGGAATCATTAGAAGTCCCGGTAAACGGTATGGAGAAAAATATTTTACAGATGATTGATAATGGCTATAATAAAACTGATATTTATTATAACAACAATAAATCATTAACATCGTTTTTGAAAATAGAACCGAATACTATTATACATCATTACTTATACGAGAAATATTTTAAAAAAGGTATTGATAAAATAAATAAAAAATACCATTTTGAATATGTTCCCGAAAAATCATCAAAACTACAAAAATTAAATAGCAGTGATACAGTTAAAATACAAAACCTTGATGAAAACATAGATAGCTTTAAAAAGGTAATTTTCGAATATTTATTAATTGAGTTGTGTTCATATATATTAAAATATATTTATAAAAAGAAATCAGGTTATATTAGTTATTTATACAGTATTATACAAATAAGAAAATCATCCATTATTAATATTAATACCACCATATTGGATTATGTCGACAAAGTCATTAATTTTGCCTCGCCCAAAGTTACACCTAATGTGATTCTCCAAAATGCACATAATTATATTGAACGTAATGAATATTTATTGTCTTCTGAGGATAAAGTATTGTTTGAACACCAAAAAGACATATTTAATCTGTTTAAAACAGATAAACAATCCAAAATTGTGTTATATTGTGCACCCACTGGTACAGGTAAAACATTGACACCCATTGGATTATCTAATCAATATAAAATCATATTTGTATGTGTTGCTCGCCATATTGGATTGGCTTTGGCAAAATCTTGTATTGCATTGGGAAAAAAAATAGCATTTGCATTTGGCTCAGATACGGCTGACGAAATTCGTCTTCATTATTTTTCGGCAAGTTCGCATTTCAAACACGAATTAGATGCAAAGGGAAGATGTGTTTGCAAGAACCCAAAATGTCATAAGATTGGACAAGATATTAAGTATAAAAACGGGTCTAAGAAAATCGATAATAGTGATGGTTCTAAAGTCGAAATAATGATTTGCGACGTGCGCTCCTACATTACATCTATGCATTATATGTGCGCTTTTAATAATAAGGAAGATATTATTACTTACTGGGATGAACCAACCATCACATTAGACAGTGAAACACACGAATTACACGACGTTATAAACAGAAACTGGTCGCAAAATAAAATACCCAATGTTGTATTATCATGTGCGACATTACCGAAACAAGATGAAATTAAAGATGTCATTGAAGATTTCAAAGGAAAATTTGAGGGATCTACAGTTTATAATATTAATAGTTATGATTGTAAAAAATCTATTCCGATTTTATCAAAATCAAATGTATGTATGCTTCCTCATAATATGTATGAAAGCTATGAAGATTTACAGAAATGCGTTAAGTTTTGTAAAAAAAATAAAACATTGTTACGATACTTTGATGTTGAACAAATAGTGGAATATATTTATTATTTGCACGAGAATAAAATATTAGAAAAGGATTATATTATTGATAATTATTTTAATAGTATATCAGATATTACTATGAATTCACTTAAAAATTATTATTTACAATGTCTTGAAATTGTTAAAGCAGAACATTGGCCAAACGCATTCAAGTATTTTAAGTGCAATGAAAAGAATAAATTTTCGAAAACAATTACTCGAACAATGTCACTACCAGATAGTCATATAAAACCCGGAGAGCCATTGCGCCGCACTCAATCTGTGTTTGATAATACAGTAAAACAAAAGTCGGGAATTTTATTTACCACTGAAGACGCTCATACTTTGACAGATGGTCCCACTATTTATTTGTGCGAAGATGTAAGCAAAATAGGAAAGTTTTATATTCAACAATCGAAAATACCAAGTCCTGAATTTCAAAAAATAATGGCAAAAATAAACAAAAATAATGATTTGACAAAGAAAATCGACTCTCTTGACGCTATTATAAAAAGCAAAGAAGAAGCAAAGGGCGACGAAGATAATTTTAAAGAAGCAACTGATAGAGAGAGCAAAGCAATCATAAATGAAATTAATAAATTGCGAAAACAAATAATGGTGATTTCTCTGGATTATAAATACATACCAAATACTACACAACACCAAAAAATATGGGTAGGGGAAGATAACGTTATAGAAAATGCGTTTGTACCAAATATAGACGAAGAAAGTATCAAAAATATTATGTTGCTTAATGTGGATAATACCATAAAGGTGTTACTAATACTGGGTATTGGTGTGTTGATCGATGTTGAGCACAGCGATTATAATGAAATTATGAAAAAACTTGCCGAACAACAACGTTTGTTTATTATTATTGCTTCATCCGATTATATTTATGGCACAAATTATCAGTTTTGCCACGGCATTATTGGTAAAGATTTGGAAAAAATGACGCAACAAAAAACAATGCAAGCATTGGGACGTATTGGACGTAATCAAATTCAGCAAACATATAGCATACGGTTTAGAGATGATGACTTCATTTATCGTCTATTGGAAGAACAGACATTTAATTTAGAAGCAGTCAATATGAATAAATTATTTTCTACAACCATATAAATACATAATATTAATTATATTAATAATGATTAATATTGATGAAACAATGCGTTTTTTTATAATGTCACAATTTTCGAATACATCTTCACCTTCATTTTTGATAGTTTTATTAGTAGTTGGACATTATTTGATGTCTCAAGATTTTCATCTTATTTTAAATAATATCAAACATTATTTAACAAAGCGAAATGCTATTGTATTTGAAGGAACAAAAAGTATATGCCATAGTTATAATGATATGCCGACTATTACAGCAAATTATTGTGATGAATTTATGGCATTATTTGAATATATTATGGAAAATTCATTAGAAAATAATAGTATTAATGAGTTAAAATATATTTATAGCAATATTAATAAACGAAAATGTTCATATCATACTAGTTTTGATAACAATGGAATTTACATTGTTGATCAAGGACACAGTTTTAATGTATGTAAAAATATTCAAGCATATGTTGATTTGGATGATTCAAAAGATGACGATGATAAAAAATCGAATCAATCAAAATCAAATAAGACCACCACAATTAGAATTACATTATTTTCTTATGTAAAGAGTGTGATAGAATTGAAAAATTTTGTAAAAAATATTTGTGATGATTATAAAAAACGTGTCGAAGATAAGCGAAAAGACAAAAAGTATCTATATTCATTAACAACATGTAAATTTGAAGAAGATGTATATGATTGTTGGAATGAAAATATATTCAAGAGCACTTGTCGTTTTAATAATTTATTCTTTGATGAAAAACAGTGTGTACAAAATAAAGTGGATTTTTTTTTAAACAACGAAAAATGGTATTATGATAAAGGCATTCCATATAGTTTGGGTATTGGATTATACGGTACACCCGGTACAGGTAAAACATCGTTCATAAAAGCGCTTGCAAATTACACTAATCGGCATATTGTTACATTATCATTCAAAATAATGAAAACAGTAAAAGATTTGGACACCTTTTTTTATGAAAACGTTTACAATGGAGATAACAAAGACCACCCTATCGATTTTGATAGTAAAATAATCGTTTTTGAAGACATCGATTGTGCATCCGAAATTGTATTTTCAAGAGACGAAAAGAAAAAAGATAATTTTATTTACTCTTCGTCAAGTGATGATGACGAAAATGATAAGCGCAAAAAATATATAAAAACAAATGGTTTGTCGGATGATTCAGTAAAAGTCAAAGAAGTATTAAAACCGACATATGAAAATCCAATTACATTAGATGATATATTAAATGTTTTTGATGGAATAAAAGAAACCCCTGGACGCATTATTATTATAACATCGAACCATTACGATAAATTGGATAAAGCCCTTGTTCGTCCAGGACGCATAGATATTACAATGGAAATGAAAAATGCATCTAAAAATGTATTGAAAGAAATGTTTTTCCATTTTTTTAATAAGAAAATATCTTCTACTATCTTAAATAAGTATATAGAACACAGTGTAAGTCCAGCGGAAATCACGAGTTTTTATTTACAATGTAATAATAATATAGAAACATTTAATAAATTATTATTACTGAAATCTAACCTTTAAACTTTGGGCTTAGGAGAACTGTAATGTCTACCAAATTTCATCCACAATAATATACTTAGCGTGAAACCGACCAAAAATCCAGCAGTACATTGATCAGGATGATCCCCCATAAATGGACGCGTCAAGAAAGGACCAATAAAAAAGGTCAAAAGTGAATAAAATATCATAATGGCGATTGATGTATTTGTGCTTAAATGCATGTTATATATTATATAACTATTAAAAAATTGTTATGTAATTACATTATTTTCAACAAATCAATTGATGTTTGAACTG